GTCGTCGAACCCTACCCATGTCATACGAGTCACCTCGTATGACTTCTGCACAAAGCCATGCTCCCACTTGGTTGTGGGGGCAGGCCTCTCAGTAAAATACTGATGGAGTGCAGAATCGCCGTCGGTCTTCTCTTTCTTGTTCCGGGTTACAACCTGGAGTGATAAGAGTTCCATTCTGTGTAGTTGCTTATTGTAGCGAGTCTTTAATGACTCGTTACATAGCTTTCCACGGACTGTAAGACCGAAGGCACCTGAGGTCGTAGCTACGTTGGCAAGATGCCTCGGTAGTGTCGACTCAAGGTAGGAGGCAGTGTTCAAAAGGTACTTTCCGTAATACCTATTGCGCACCGCTACTACGCTCGATAGACCTCTAGGTGTGCCGTCGTAGAACTGTCGATAGTAAACCGGGGTCACGTTGTGACCTCGGAATGCATCGACGCCGCAAGACTCTCTGAAGTTTCCACTCCAGAAAGACTTTTGGACGTTGACCTTGAAGCACAAGGCTTCAAGCAGCCTACAGACGGACTCCCGGGAGTCCTTTGGGACGATTATATCGTCACCAAAGACGGACACCTCTTCGGAGAGTGCATCAATGTTCTCTTCAGTTGCTAGTAACTGCCTACTCGTAAGAGTAGCAGCCAAAGCGATACTGCAGAAAAGGATGCTCTCAACCGGAAAGGTATAGGCGTTCCCCATGGTACTAAATTTCTTTAGTACTAACCTCTCGCTTAACTTATTGTTAAGCTGCTGTGAGAGGGCTGGGGTTCGAGTGGCGCGTAGGGCCCGTAAGACATCAGGACGATGCCTAAACAGGTTACCTACAGCGTCAGGCGTCACGCAATCGGAAGCCATAGACAAGTCTATGGTCGAAAGCGTGCCCTCAATCGATCCCTCAAGACAGAGCCTCTGGTTCCTGGACTGGTCATCAAATTTGATGAACTTTCCGAGGAAGGAGGTACGTACTCGAGAGGACATGTATCCCAACAAGGATTGTTGGCACCACATGTGTTCGCTGGGCTCAGCGGCAATAAGCCGTGGTCCAGCAAACGATTTTGGGACTGCAACGAGTCTTGAATCCGGGATAATCTCGGAAACATCGTTCGTTGATACGCCCCGAGCCCAACTGCTGTAGCTATGATAGCCAAAATCAGCAATAGGGAACTCGGACTCCAGACGAGCTGACCAATTCGACCAATTATATTTGTCGAACTTGCCAACTCTTTCTGAGACGGCGCCTGGTCCATGTTTGAACCTCCATTCTGAGGGCCTGTAAGGGCCCAAGGAAAGGGAAACTAGCTTGGACACCATGTCCAAGTTAGTAAGAAGAAGGTGATCTTCTCCAGATAACAGATCTGCGAGACGGGGATTTTTCCGGAAACCGGAAAAACCTGCTTCGCTCACTGGAATCTGGTCATCACTCCAGAACTTTGAGGGCTCTGGAAGTGAAAGATCACAAGCATACATCTCTTCAACAGCAAGAAGAGTAGTATGCTCTGGACAGTCAATGTTATATTTCTTCGCAAACAGCGTTAGCTGTCTGAAGAAGAATATAGCCTGAATGTCCACATCTTCCTTCAAACGACCATCTTGATCAAAAATGTGTAGGTATAGTCCCCCAAGAAACTTGGGAGTCAATACCCTACCGTTCCGCCTCTTCGTCAGGGGCAAAGAAGGTAGATTGTACACACCGTTGGAGAGACACCTATCCAGGTGCTTCCCAACTGCCGGAAGGTCTACGAGAAAAACTCGTATACCCCTGGCTTTGACAAGATGTTCACAACGGATGAGATCTCTTTCGAGTTCCGCTGTGAGCTCCGGGTAGGCTGACATTGTATCTTTTACAATACAACGCCAGACCTTACTCAGCTCCTTAACGTGGCGATTAGACATACAATTGGTCTCCAATTGAAATGTCCCACGCTGCTAAGGAACACGCAGATCTTTTCGCGAGGAAGTACTAGACGACGAGTCTAGGACTCCCAACCCAAGAGGCTGACGAGAAAGGCGTTGCTACTTGCAATAAGCAAGTCGGCAACGGCATCAGGCATTGCTACGCTCGTATTTGAAGCATGTTGCTCCATTACGAAGTAGAACTTCTGATAACTCTCGGCAGTTTCGCCCGACGCAAACGTGAGAACCACAACTTCGAAGTTGTGACGATCATAGCTTGGTTGGACGCCAGACTGCTTAGTACGACTATGTCGTACTCTTGCAGTGTACTGGTGGGTTGCGTTCCGGAACATGTATTCTGACGAATACGCGTCCTGGTTGATCTTGACCATTGTAATGGTCGCCCCACCGATGGTGAGGTCTAGCGTGTTACCTAACATAGGAGACTCCTGCAGTACTAACTAGATAGCTTGTTTAAGGCTATCTGACCAAGTCGCTTCATAGCGGCTCGCTCACTCGGCGTTGAACGCAGAGTAGTTAGTGCCGCTATAATCGACAGCTTTCCACCCGTCAGGATGGGAAGCCGTAGAGTGGGGAAAGCGAGCACGTATGGAACGTAAAAACGTTTCTTGCGCTCGTGGCGGCGGAGGACCGGACTCATAGTCAGGTCATAGTCGCCATACTTCAATGCAGAATGTTCCAAGGTCCGATAAACGGACGTATGTTGCATTATGCAAAGACCGCGATGCCTCATGTCCGTGGAATTAGCAGTTGCGTTGATAACATTATCAACATTGCTAAACCAACCGGCTAGCCAAGACCAAGGAATTATTTCCCAAGCCGCAGCTAGTGCGCCTGCTGAGTTAATCCCACCAAGTATTCTACGGGTTTTGAGCACAAGCTCATCATCCGAGAGGTCCTTGAATGGGTTATCCCAGTCTGGAGCGTACCACTGGACAGTGCCCCATACGCGTTCAGCGTATAGGTCATGCCAGTTTCCGGTGATCCAAAAGTGTGCACTTTGGGCTACAAAGCCCGTAGATACACTCCTTTTGAGTCCGAACCCGAGGTTCTTTCCCTTTTTCAGAACGAGGCCCTTCCGAAGTCGGTCCAGTTGTTTAAACCGGGCCATGGTGGTGTCGTGAAACGACAACATCCTTTGGAGATCGGCCACGAGAGGCTTCCAGCCCCACCGATACTGTAATGTGGCGTTAGCCACATTCCGGTAAAGGTTAAGGCCGTAGCCTCTGACGAGAGACGGTAGATCCTTTAGCTCAGCAAGAAACGACGGTATCTGCACTTCTGCAGCACCGGGATTCGTTTCTGCTAGCAACTTCAGAGCTAACTCATTGAGCCTTACGGCATCCATGGTATAGCCACCTGAAGCAGTTGGATCTGGTACTGCGTGTTGCAAGGCCGCGATCGGTACTTCGTTAAATGTACGAAGTATCGACCCGTTCCATGCTTTGCGGGTACCACTCACCAAGCCGCCTGAACGATTGATCTGGGAACTGCTAAAGTTGTTAAAACCTTGGCGATTACCCACCCAATCGTCTGTTTGCTTGGTATAGCCAATGCTAGTAGTTGCAGAATCCAATACGGTCCCATCCCAATTGTGCACAGTGCCCAAATGGGAATAGGTCGCATTCTGGGTTCTACTTCTACCTGGCATAGCGTTTACCATCCTCTCTTCTGTTACTCTAGGAGCTGACAAAAGCAGAACGTCGAAACCGAGATCTCAACGTAGGGCACCCCACCCGGGG